CTGCTGATCAATAGCCCCGGTGGCATGGTCGCAGGCTGCTTCGAGTGCGTGGACAAGATTTACGACCGTCGCGGCGAGAAGCCTATTCGGGCTTTCGCGCATGAGTCGGCCTACTCTGCGGCTTATGCTGTTGCGTCGGTGGCTGACAGCATCGTGGTCAGCAAGACTGGTGGCGTCGGCAGCATCGGTGTTGTCACGTCACATATCGACTTCTCGAAGATGCACGAAGACATCGGCATCAAGCGGACCTTCATCTTCAAGGGTAAGCACAAGGTTGACGGCAACTCTGCCGAACCGCTGCCTGACGATGTGAAGGATCGTATCGAGGCTCGACTGGAAGAGCCTTACCAAGTTTTCGTGTCCACCGTGGCACGGAATCGGGGCATGGACGAACAGGCTATCCGTGACACGGAAGCACTGACGTACACTGCCACGCAAGCAGTGTCGAACGGGTTGGCCGATTCCATCGGTCCGCTTGACGACGCCGTGGCGCAATTCTGCGCCGATCTATCAACTCCCAACGATGGAGAAGAAACTATGTCCGTTCAGACGGAAACGGCGGTCGTCGAACAGGCCGTCCACGACAAGGCTGTGGCTGACGCCAAGGCCGAAGCATACGCAGAAGGTGCTGTCGCTGCGCAGGCCCGTATCGGTGAAATCCTTGGCAGCGAAGCCGCACAGGGTCGTGAGACGCTGGCAAACCACTTCGCGTTCAAGACCAACATGAGCGCTGAAGACGCGCTTGCCGCTCTGGAAGCATCGCCCAAGGCTGCTGTCGCTCCTGTTGCTGAAGAACCTGCTGCGAACGGCACGGGCTTCGACGCAGCAATGCAAGACGGCAATCCTGAAGTGGGTGCCAGCGTAACCACGCAGACCGATGAAAACGGTATCGACGCCATTGTGGCACTGGCACGCGACTACGGCATGATCCGTAGTAAGACGGCCTAACCCGGAAAGGATTGAAAGATGGCAAACGTCTATCCCAACTACCAGAATGCAGACGCCCACGGCGTTCCTGCCTTCCAGAACATCGACACGTACCTGAACCAGTTCCTTCTGGCTCAGAGCGAACCCGGCATCCAGCAGCCGGTTCGCATCCTGCTCGGTGACTCGCTGACGCTGGCTCAGTTCACCGTGGTCGGTCTGTGGAGCGGCAAGCTGGTCAAGGCCACCTACAACGCGACCGAAGCGAGCGCGATCAAGCCCATCGGCGTGCTGGCTATCGCTGCCACGTCGGGTGCGTCGAACAACACCATCTTCGGTGAAGTGTTCCTCGAAGGCTCGTTCAATACCGACGCCGACTCGCCGCTGGTCTGGGACGCCTCGTTCGACACCGTAGCGAAGAAGCAGGGCTACAACACCGCCAATTCGCGTCTGCGCTTCGTCAGCCGCACTTCGACTGCCGCGATCTAAGCGCACTGAGAAAGGAATAACGAAATGGCTGCTCCGTATGAACTTTGGGAAACCCGCACCGCGCTTGGCGCAATGCGCGCGGTCAAGCCCGAAACGTGGATGTTTGGACAGTTCTTCAATCGTCAGGTGACCACTGAGTCCGAGTGGATCGACTTCGAGAAGCTGCCGGTGCCCACCCGCCGTCTGGCTGCGTTCGTGAAGCCGATGGGTCGCGGCACCAGCGTCTACAACGACACCAGTCGTTCGCTGCGCTTCAAGCCTGCCAACATCGTGGTCGAAGAACAGATCGACCCGATGCGCCTGCTGTCCACGGCCCCCGGCATCGACGCGATGCTTGAGCCGATGAACATCAGCCCCGCGCAGCGCCGCAACCTGCTTCGCGTCGCCATGACCGAACAGGCACTGATGGCCATCGAACGCCGCTGGGAATGGATGCGCGCCCGCGCAATCATCGACGGCGCTGTCACTGTCCGTTACGAAGACGCCCAGAGCGTTGTGGTGGACTTCGGTCGCGCTGCTGGTCACACTGAAACGCTGTCTTCGGGTAGCCGCTTCGGTGACTCCGGTGTTTCGGTCCTCGACAAGATTCAGGCGATCATCGACAAGATGGTGGCGGTTGAATTCGGCGGTGTGCCGACCAAGGTGACGATGGGTGGCGGTGTCTGGGCTGTGATCCGCAAGGACGCAGAACTGCTCGAAGCCATGAAGTTCGAACAGCAGCGCACCGACATCAACGTGGAACGCGGCCTGCTGGCCAACGCCCAGAAGGTGTTTCAGGTTGGCAGCATCACCGTTGGTGGTTCCAGCGGCCAGCGCCTTGAACTGTGGGTCAACAATGAAACCTACGTGGACAACAGCGGCACGTCGCAGCGCTACCTTGGCAACAAGGACGTGGTTATCACCGCGTCGCCGGAAGCCATCATGGGTATGCAGGTGTTCGGTCGGATCATCGACATGGATGCGGACTTCCGCGCTCTGCCGATCTTCCCGAAGAACTTCATGAAGGGTGACCGCGTGAAGACCGAACATATGTCGTGGGAATCGGCACCGCTGATGGTTCCGATCAATCCCGACGCGACGTACAAGATCGTTTCGGCTGTCAACTGATCAATCTGAGACGGGGTATGGCCGTATCCCCCGTCTCAACTTATAGGTGATGAATGACTGAAGCTGTTGAAAAGACCAAGCCCACTGCGAAGCCTGCTGCCGCTGCTGCGAAGGCGAAGCCGCAGGTCAAGATTGCCATTGCGCTGCACCGCATCAATGGCGTGATTGAACCGGGCACCGCTGTGGCACTGGTCGCCAAGGACTACAACGAACTGACCGAACTGGAAGCCGTCCGCGATATGTCGGAGGCTGAAGAGGCACTGTTCGAAAAGAACCCCGGATCTGTGGTCGCCATCGGCGCTGCTGCCGAAGTTGACCTCGACTCGGTTCTGGACTGATACCAATGGGCCGCTTTCGCGAAATCAAGCGTCAGGCACGCACTGTGCTGCACGCCGAGATGAGCCTAGCGGCCCTTTACATTCCCGTGCCTAACGCGACCCCGGTGCCTGTCACTGTGCGAGTCCATAGGCGCGCTGACATGCCCGCAGTGGGTGAGATGCAGGGTTACGCTGGTGCGGCTGAGATGTTCATCAGTGAAGACCGGGTGCGGTTTGTCCGCGCCGAACTGCCAGACTTTCTTCGCGTGGGCCAGCCAGTTGTCTCCGTGGAAGCCGGTGAGGCTTACCGCGTCGAGTTCTGGTATCCACAGGACGACGAGTTTATCAGCGCCCGTGTTGTGCCGCTGAAGGAAGCAGAAGCCGCTGGGCTTCCGGTGCCTGACTGATGGCTGACCAGAACTACGCCGTTTACATTGAAGGTCTCAGCGAGACTATTCAGGACGTGTCGGAGTTGCCCGACCGCGTGAAGCGTGCTGCGCTTCGTGCTGTGAACCGGGCAACGCAGCGGGCGCGCACCGAAGCCAATCGGAAGATGCGCGAACAGATCGCGTGGACAGCCAGTTACCTGAACGACAAACTGTCGATCAAGTTGGCAACCGGCGAAACTCTTGAGGGTGTCGTTGGTGCTGTGTTTCGACCTACCAGTTTGGCGCGCTTCGCCAGCGGCTCGAAGACACCTTGGACGAAGCCGATGTCGTTGCATGTCGATGCTGCCCGATACAAGCCCACCAAAGGCGCGATGCTGTTCGTGCCGTTGAAGGCTGGCAGTGGTCCGATCACCGAAGACAACCGCAACATCGGCTTGGCGATACGTTTGAAGCCGGGTGAGAAGTTGACCGGCAAGTACAACATGAAGCCGTTCAGCAAGGGGCTGTATCTTCTTTATGGACCAAGTTCGGCTCAGGTTTTCTATACCGTTGCGCAAGACATCATGCCCGACGTGGCCGACTTCCTTGGCGACGAGTTTACCCGCCAGATGAATTTGAAGGATCTGTGATGAAGATAGCTGTGATGAAGATAGCCCAGATCAAGAACAACATGCTTCGCAGGCTTGCTCTGTGTCTGGTTCTACCAACACTGGCACTGGTTCGCGTTGTGCCGGTTTGGATTTTCTTGTTGTTAATTGCCACCCCACTTGGTGCCGTCATTTCAGCAGCGAAAGAGTTCTACGCCACACTTGCTTACATCTACCACGGGGCTTCATATGAAACACGACTACTCGTCACAGGTTTCAAGATGATGTGGGAAAAGTCTTCGGGGAGTGATGAATGACCGATCCCGTCAAACTTCAAATCGCCAAAGCCGTAACCAGTGGCTTCAAGACGATCACCCCGGCGAACGGATACGTTAGCGACCTGTCTGACTACGACCCCGGCGACGGCCAAGCGACTGAGCGGGTGTATCGCGGTCGCGCCTTCTTCGGTGACGGTGACCCGGTGCCTATGTTGTCGCTGCTTGAGGCTGGGTTCGACGATGAGATGGTGAATGACATCATAGCCGAGAAGCCTTCCACGGAATACTGGTGGCCGCTGATTGTGCAAGGCTGGGTGACCGACGATCCTGTCCATCCCACTGACCCCGCGTACGTGTTGCTGGCCGACGTTCGTCGGTATCTGGCAACCGAGATGAAGCGTCGCGATGGTGAGGGGAACACGTCGTTCTTCGGTATCGACAGCAAGTTGGTCACGGGGGTTCGCTTTGGCGGTGGTCGCGTTCGACCAGCCAGTGAATCGTCCGCGTATGCTGGATTTCACATGATCTTGGAACTGCGTATCATGGACAAGGCGGACAAACCTTACGGATAAGAATTCGGGTAATTCAACCCGTGGTCGGAGTCACTTGACTCCTTGTGTAGTCGGGCTTCCCAAAAGCCCAAATTCACTGTAATGGTGACAACAAGCAATAGGAGTTGAATCAAATGGCGTTGTCCTATGGAAATCAAACTGTCGGTCGCGGGAAGGTTTACCTTTCGACCTTCAAGACTGGCACTCACACCCCCGCAGGTTTCCGCTACGTAGGGAACAGCCCTTCGTGGTCGATCAACATCACCAGCGATAAACTGGAACACTTCAGTTCGGACTCCGGCGTCCGTCAGAAGGACAAGTCGGTCACGCTTCAGACCAACCGTACCGGCACGCTGACGCTCGACGACATCAACGCTGAGAACCTTGCGCTGTTCTTCTTTGGTTCGCAGACCACGCTTGCGCAGACTTCGGCCACTGCGCAGACTGAAACCTTCCCCAATGTGAAGCTGGGTCACTACTATCAGGTTGGCATCACAACCGGCAACCCGACCGGTGCGCGCTCGCTCACCAACGTGGTCGTGTCGGTTGCAGGCACCCCGAAGACGCTCGGCACCGACTACACTGTGGACGCCACCCGTGGTCGCATCTACCTGCTGGAAACCGGCACCATCGCTGCTAATGCCACGATTCTTGTGACTTACGACCGTTCTGCCGTGAGCCGCAAGCAGATCATTTCGGGCAGCACCGAAATCGAAGGGGCGCTTCAGTACATCGCTGACAATCCTGACGGCGAAGACAACGACTTCTACATGCCTTACGTGAAGATCAGCGCCAATGGCGATTTCAACCTGAAGGGTGACGACTGGCTTCAGCTTCCGCTGAACGTCGAAATCCTTGAAGACACGGCCTACAACAAGGCTGCGATCTACATCGACGGTCAGCCCAGCGCGTAAGGAGTCTGAGGGACCATGACTCTACGTAATCTGACCATCCCGAAAGCAGTGATCCTCGTTGGCGATGACCCGTTCACCGTCAGCGGGGTCACCGCGTCACAGGTCTTCGCGCTTTACCGTCGCCACAAGGACGATCTGTCCACGCTGTTCGACAACCTGTCTGGCCGCACCACCATTGAAGCCGGTGACGTGCTGAACAGCGTCGAGGGTATCATCGCGATGTTCCCCGACTTGGTGGGCGAAGTGATCGTTCTTGCGCATGGCGTGTCACCAGACTCGCCGGAACTGGACGAAGAAATCGCCATCGCCCGGTCGCTGCCGATCACTGTTCAAGTCGAAGCGCTGATGAAGATTGGCGAATTGACGTTCTCACCGGAGATGCCGCCAAAAAAGTTCTTCGGCCTGCTGGTCGCAATGATTCAGCAGGTGAACGGCAACAAAGTGACATCGGCACTTGGGTCCGACAACTAAGGTCACACTGTTCCCTGTTGCTCGACCACGGTCATCCTGATGCTTACGCCTATTCGGTGTCGAGGATTTGGGAGGAAGCCGAACTTGTGGTAGAGCGGCAAAACAGAATGATCGTCAACCTTGCCGTGGTGATCCAAAAGGCGACCGGCACCACGGGAATGACGGCTTCAAAGGAAACGGTGAAGTCATTCAATGATTTCATCAAGACGTTGAACGGAGAATAGTGTGGCCGGTCGCAGTGTAAATGTGGATCTCCGCATCAAGGCACAGGACGAAGCGTCCAAGGCACTTGATACTGTCGGCAAGGCGCTGAAGGATCTGGCGGGGGCTGGTGCCCTCGCTGGTTCTGGTAGTGCCGGTATAAACAAGTTCATTGAGAACATTACCAAGAACGTAGACGCGCTTGGTGCTGTCAGCAAAAAGGCTGCGGAGTCGCTGTCTCGCCTCGGTGGCGATGACTCCCGCCTGCGTTCCCAGTTGGCGGGCGTCACAAAGTCTATTGACGAGCGTACTCGCAGTGTTGCCGAACTGGCTAAAGCTGAAGCGGATCTTCAGCGTATTCAAGGGTCGTTCAAAAACATTAGTGCGCAGAAACAGCGTACTTTCGTCGGTCCGGTCCCACCAAAACTCACTTCGCTGAGCAACACGCTGAACGCTGAGCAGTCGGCTCTGGCGAAGGAACTGGCAGCGCGTGAAGCGCTGATTGGTAAGTTGGTCCAGAACCGCGACGCCCAGCGCCAGTTGGAAGAAGTCCAACGGCAAGCGGAGAGGGCCGCAATAGCATCTACTGACGCGATCTTGAAGCAAGGTGCTGCGCTTGACGCATTGGCCGCAGCACAGAAGCGCGCCCGCCAAGCAGCACAGCAAAACAGTGTCAGGTCGCGGATCGAGCAGACGACTGGTGTGGATAGGTCGCCAGACTTTACGAACCAGAGTCGTGCGACACAGGCTGCACTTGAAAAGGCGCGGCAGACCAAGGCTGCGGCGGACTACGAAAAGTTGTTTGCAGACACGCTTGCGCGTGAAGCTGAACTGGAAGCACGCATTACTGCTGAGAACCAGCGGCAGACGGCTGAGCGCCAGAAGCAAGCGGAACTGGCTAGGAAGGCGACACAGGATCGCATTAACGAGTTGACTGGTGTCAACCGTGGGCAAAGCAGCACCAATCCAAACCTTAGTCAGAAGTCGCAAGAGGCGCTTGAAAAGGCGCGGCGTGCTGCTGCCGAGCGGGAACTATCGAACACGTTCGCACCCATTGCGGCGGCAGACGAAGCCAAGCGTATTGCGGAAGCGGCTAAGGCGTTCAACGCATTTGAAGAAGCAGCGCGCCGTGGTGCTGCATCCTTCAACGCTATCAAACAGTATGCTCGCGACGTAGCGGAGTCACTAGATCCGGTTGCGCGATCCACGCGCTTGGTGGCTGAAGAGCAGAAGCGTCTTGACGACGCCGTTCGTAATGGTGTGCTTAGTCGCCAGCAGGCCAACGCAGCTTTGCAGCGCTACAAGGCTAACCTTGACGGCACAACCGACAGCGAGCGTCGCGCCCAGCGTGAAACCGAAGCGCTAAAGACTTACGTTCAGGAGTTGCGGCGAGAATTCGACGCAGAAGCATACGCACAGCAGTTCTTGGTTCGCGAAACGGAAAAACTCAACAAAGCGCTTCGTCAGGGTATTCTAACTCAGCAGGAATACGGCAAGGCACTGGAAGTTGTCAGGCGCAAGTCTGAACAACTGGGACCAAACGCTAACCCGTCGCTTTTTGGGCTTGCTCCCTATCAGACGCAGAATCTGCTGTTCCAGTTGAATGATATTGCCACCCAACTTGCCAGCGGTACGTCGCTTTCTCAGACGCTTGCGCAGCAGGGTGGTCAGATACTTCAGTTGTTCCCCAGAGTTGGCAACAGCATCATCACTGCGATGCGCGCTGGGGGTATCGCTATTGCCGGTGTCGCTGTTGTGCTGGGCGGATTGGTGGCAGGCATAGGCAGGGCGCTTGAGAACGCTGAACGTCTTCGAACCTTCGATGCCATCCTTGCCAGCAACGCAGACTCTGCGCAGTACACGGCCAAGGCGCTGAATGAGACGGCTCGCGCAATGCGCGAATTCGGCGTCACTTCCGAAGACTCCATCAAGTTGGTGCGCCAAGCAATCTCGCGTGGTCTTAACCCTGACTCGATTCTTGAGTTCGGTAAAGCTGCCAAGGGATTGGCAGTTATCCTTGGTACAGATGTGCCAAGCGCCGGGACCGAGTTGGTCAATGTGATGCGCGGTGGCTACCAAGCTGTCATTGAACTGGACGAAAAGACTAACGTCCTGACCGCTTCGCAGCGCAAACTCATTCGGGAGATGGTCGAGCAGGGTAGGGTGACTGAAGCGACCAATATGGCGCTGCGGATATTCACCGACGAGTTTTCTGATACCGCAAGCAAGGCGGAAGGTCCGTGGCAGTCTGCCATTAACGAATTGGCCGTGTCGTGGTCAAATCTTCTGGACAAACTTGGCAACTCTGCACCGATCAAGGCGGCTGTAAGTGGCTTGACCGGATTGGTGGAGGTTGTCAGCGGGGCGGTAGACGCCCTCGACGGTATCAATACGATTCAAGAGAAGCAGGTTCGCCTACAGGAGATTGTGACATCCGAGTTTGGGGGTCTTCGCAATCGCGCCACTGCCACGCCGAGCGGCTATGTTGCACGCGCAGGTTTCGAGAACGATTACCGCACCAAGCGACAAATTGAAGAAGCCAACAGACTCCAGCGTGAAATCACCGCAGAGCAGCGAAAACTGGTCGCAGAAAAGCTGGCCGCAGAAAAGGCTTCCACAGATCAGGCAAACAGTCGCGTTGAGAAAGCGAACGATGAAGTAAAGGCCGCGCAGAAGCGTCTCGCCATCGAGAAGAAGATTACTTCCGAGGCTGATGTTCGCGCAGCCGTCGAAGAGAAGCGCAAAGAACTTTTCATTCAGGCACAGCAGAACCCGCGTTTCCGGGGTGCGAGCGATCAGGTCATTGGCGAATACGTCAATACACAACTGGGAACTTATCGACTCCAAGTCGAAGAGAAACTGACCAGTTACAAAAAGCAGCAGGCTGATGAGGCTGAGCGCGAATTCAAAGCCCGCAACACGGCCACATATCAGGCAATGGCGCTGCTGCGTCAGACGGAAGGACGGGGCGGCAAATCTGTCGCTACACCATACTGGGATGTGAACGCATGGCGCGCAGGTTTCGGCAGCGACACCTTCACGCGCGAAGATGGTTCAGTTGGTCGTGTTACTCAGTCAACCCGCGTCACGCCGCAAATGGCAGAACGCGACCTTGAACGTCGTGTCAACGAACTGATCGACGTAATCAAAAAGCGTATCGGTGGCGAGCGTTTCAACGACTTCAGCGCAAAGCAGCAGGGTGCTATTGTCTCGCTGTATTACAACTACGGCAAGAACGCAGACCGCATCAAGAAAGACCTTGAGCCGTTGCTTCAGTCGGGTACCAATGAGCAGATTGCTGCGATGGTGCGCAGTTTTGCAAACGACCGCCCTTACCGGAAGAACGGCAAGGCTGTGAACTACGACCGTCGTATGGCGGAAGCGGCGATTCTCGCTCAGCCCAATCTGTCGGTGGAAGAAGGTGCAATCCAGTATCGCGAAGAACGCGACGACGCACAGCAGAAGTTCAACCAGTCACTCGACGCCCAACTGGACGCCGAAGAGCGTAGCATTGCAAACCGCAAAGCACTGGTCGGACTTCAGGGTGAAGCGCTTCGTGCCGAAATTGAACGCCAGCAGATTGCCGATGCCATAGCGGCACGCGAAGAAGAAGTTGCACGCCTCAACGAACAGCGGGTTCGCGACGGAAAAGCGCCTATCGAGTTCACGCAGGCCGACCGCGAACGAATCGTGGTAACAGTCCGCGCCCGCCTCAAACTCGACGAACCAACCAAGGTGGCTGCGGATCTGCAAAAGCAGGTGGACGACCTTCAGTCGCGCAAGAGCATCCTTCAGGCCGACCTGACGCAGAAGCAGCAGACCGGCGACGTTGGCGGTATGCGCGACGTGCAGCGCCAGATCGAGGAAATCGACGCCAAGATTGCGCAGGCTGCACAGAACTACCTCAACTTCCTGAACACGCCGGGTAACGCCGACGCGCTTGGACTCTATGGTGTCGAACTCGACAACATGATTTCCAAGATGACTCAGTTGTCGCAGAAGACTGCCGAGTGGAAGTTGACCATTGGCAGCGCAACGATCACTGCCAGTGAGTTTGCCAACGCCTTCACGAACACCGCAGTCAGCGCCCTCGACCAGTTTGCACAGGCGATTGCCACCGGGAAGAACGCCTTCAGTTCGCTGTGGGATGCGTTCAGGCAGTTTGCCGCCGACTTCCTGTTGCAGATTGCCCGCATGATCCAGCAGCAGATCATCTTCAATCTGGTTTCCGGGTTGCTGAAGGGTCTGGCCGGTGGGCTTGGTGGCGGTGCGAGTGCTGCTACGAACAGTTTCAGCGGTGGGTTCAGTAACTTCAATTTGAGCGGTGTGCAGTTCCACAAGGGCGGCTTGGTTGGCAGCGGCGGTGAGTTCCGCTCTGTCACACCGTCGATGTTCGCCAACGCAACACGCTACCACTCTGGCGGCATCGCTGGTCTGAAGCCCGGTGAAGTGCCCAGCATCCTGATGAAGGGTGAGGAAGTCCTGACTCGCGACGACCCGCGTCACATGCTCAACGGTGGCGGGGGTGCCAGTGGCAGCGTGAAGATTGTCAACGCCTTCGACTACGGTGACGTGGTGAGCAAGGCGATGGAAACCAAGGCCGGTGAAAAGGCGATCCTGAACTTCGTGCGCAACAACAGCCGCGCCGTCAGGAGCGCTATGGGATGACCGAAATCTTCCCCTTCAAGCCCAACTGGGCAGACGGTGTAGAACTGCAACTGTCCTACAAGACGGACATCTTCAAGTCGCGCTCTGGTCGGGAGCAGCGTCGCGCGTTGCGGAACACACCGCGACGCACCGTCTCCTACTCGGCTATCACCATCGCCAGCGACATGGTGAAGTTTCAGCGGCTGATGGCGACCAAGCAGAACGCAGACTTCTATCTGCCAGACTGGTCGAACAGCGTCCAGACGCGCGGCATCGAGGTGGGAGCGACGCACTTCAGCATCCGTGAAATCGCGCCTGAGTGGCTGGTTGCCGACGCGACGGTGTTTCTGATCGACCCACTGGACGACTCCTACACCGCTGTCACCATCGACACGGTTTCTGCCTACACGGTCAGCCTGACAGCCCCTGTGACGCGCACCTTCAGCGTCGGCACCGTCGTCAGGCTCGCTCACACCGGGTTGCTGGGTAACGTCCAGACGACCAGCAACACGAACAACGTCGTCTCGCTGCGGGTCACGTTCGACGTGAAGCCGGGGTCGATGCGTAACAGTGAGAACCAGTTCTTCCCGTGGCAGACAGGCGGCAAGGAAGTCTTCGGTTACGACTGGAACTGGGGCGAAGAAGTAAGCACCGAGTATCTGTGGCCCATCGAAACGGTGGACTTCGGTCGCGGTGTGACGACCAACTACCGTCCCATCGACTTCGGCTCTGCTGTGCAGCGCGCCACGATCATCCGGCAGCACGACCAAATTGACGCGGTGCAGCGCTTCTTCGAGCGTCAGAAGGGCCAGCGCAACCTGTTCTGGATGCCCAGCGGCACCAGCGACATGGAACCACTGGCAGACATCGCCAATGGTGCAACGTCGTTCACCGTGGCCGGGTCGGAGGTCTACAGCCTGTTCAGTGGCGGTGATCCCGTCTACTGCGGTGTAGCGATCTACACGAAGGACGGTCGCAAGGTATTCAGGAAATTGAACAGCATCACCCTGTCGTCGGGTAACAGCGTCCTGAATCTAAACGACGCTGTGACGTTTGCTATCCCGCGCACACTGGTCGCAAAGGTCAGTTGGCTGCGACCGGCACGCTTCGCCAGCGATGACCAGACAATCGAGTTTCTGACAAGCGACGTTGCGCAGTTGCAGGTGACGACCACCACTGTTACTTACGGCGACGATCCGCAGGACTACGCACCGCTGGATGGAGCAGGGAACTGGGCGATGGACAACTGGGGTGAACAGTCGGCTGCGGTGTTTGCGGCTCTGGACTATGCGGTGAATGTTGCTCTTCCGTTCGGTGACGTGGCCGCGATGCGCCACGATCTGCTGGACGACGCGGTGAACAATGAACTTTGGAGCGCGCTTGCATGAGTTACAGCCAATACGAAGAGTCACTGTTCCACGGCGAACCGATTGACCTGTTCCTGTTCACCTACGGGACGGGCAGCGAAGACTACTTCGGCTATGTCGATTGCGAACTACCAGTCACCCATGAGGGTAAGAACTACGTACCGTATCCGGTCGAGCGCGACGCCATCAATTCGTCGGGGTCGCTGGATAAGTCTGGCCTGTCGCTGCGGATCGACGGTAACGCAGGAGTGGCGGAACTGTTTCGCGTCTACCCGCCGTCGCAGCCCGTCACGCTGGTTATCCGCCAAGGTCACTTTGGTGATCCTGATGCAGACTTCAACGTGATCTGGGCGGGCAGGGTGTTGTCGTGCGGTTGGGAAGAGAACATCGCGACGCTCACCTGTGAGCCGGTGTCAACGTCGATGGGGCGCACCGGGTTGCGGCGTCACTTCCAGTACGGTTGCCCCCACGCACTCTACATGGGCGACGATGCAGGCGGTTGCCGTGCTTCCAAGGCTGCTGCGACACGCACTTCTACCGTGGCCGGGGTCACTGGGTCGCTGTTGACTCTGCCAAGCGGGTGGAACGGTTCGTTCGACAAGGCGAAGTTCAGCGGCGGGATGATCGAATGGCTGCTGAGTGGTCGCGTGGTGCGGCGTGCCATTGTGAAGGTGAACGCCGCGACCAACGTCATCACGATGGGCGGTCCCATCCCCGAACTGGAAGTGGGTGACACCGTTTCTGTGATACTGGGTTGCAACCACCAGATGACCGATTGTGCGGATCTGCACAACAACATCAACGACTTTGGCGGTCAGCCTTGGATTCCGACGAAGAACCCGTTTGGGAACACGCAGAATTTCTATTGATTAGCCGCGACCCGTTACCGGTGTGCTTCCATTGTCAACCAAATAGTGATAGGGCGACCACATGGTAGCAGGCTGGCTCGTAGGACTTTTTATTTCGTTGGCGATCCAAGTGGTCGCTTACATCATCATGCCCAAGCCAAAGACGCCGAAACCAGAGGCTGCGCGTGATCTTGAATCACCCACTGCCGAAGCTGGTCGCCCGGTTCCAGTGGTCTTCGGGACCGTCACCGTCAAAGGGCCAAACATCCTCTGGTTCGGTGAGAAGTCGATACGCACCTACAAGGTCAAGGCGTAGTTCATGCACATCACCATCACCGACATTCGTGCTGCCGGTCACTGTGTTGCTGGTGCGCGCGACTGGTTCAAAGCATACGACCTCGACTTTCGCGACTTTGTTCGCAACGGCATCGACGCTGAAGTGCTTCTGGCAACCGGCGACGCGCTGGCCGTGCAAGTGATCGAGCGCAAAATCGAACGGGAACAACAGAATGGGTAAGGGAAAAGGCAGCGCCGAAATCGAGGTAAATGAATACCTCATGTCGATGCACGTCGGCGTCTGCACGACCGTTGACGAACTCAAAGGTATCTACGTTGCTGACAAGCCTGCGTGGGAGGGTAACCTAACCACTGAAGACCCGATTGGCATCAACGCCAATTCACTGTTCGGAGGTCCAAAGAAGGAAGGTGGCGTCCGTGGCACGGTGCGGTTCCTACCCGGACTCCC